TTGCAACAACAACCACAACATCACTATCACTAACAGGTCTTTCAGGAACTGTTGTTGGTGTTGCTGGAACAATCAAGTCTCAATCAATTGCAGCTGGTGCATCAAGCATCTCTGCAGGAGCAGCTATTACAATCACCCCTTGGGCAGCAGCTTCCTAATCTCAACACAAACAAAAAAGCCCCCGAGCAATCGGGGGCTTTTTGCTATACAGCTATCTTTTTTTGCGCCTTCTCATAATTCTACGTTCTGTCTCAGTAGTGCCTGCCCAAATACCTTGCAGCTCTGGGTTAGCTAATGCGTACTTGAGACACGGGTCCATGAACTCGCAACTCTTGCATAAAGGTTTAACCATTCTAAGGTTTACTACAGACTCCATTGAACTTTCTGGAAAGAATAGTTCTGGGTCTACCTGCGCACAAACCTGACTTCCGTCAAAGTACGGTGCGTTAGTACCATCCAGTCTTTTGGTGGAATCTCCATGCATTACATGCCCCTGCTGGGTCATTTATACTCCCATATCTTTTTTGTACATATCGTAGCCCGTATTGGATTTGAAGTGCTGCACTTGTTGTTTTAGCAACCTTATAGTTCCCCCAAGTAGTTGGCAAGAACTGAGCAATACCAAAAGCATGGGAACTCATATTGAGCGCTTTAGGATTGAAGTGACTTTCGCTATTCCATAGATTATTCAAGCATACCCACTCTGCTCTACTCCATCCTTGGGAGAAGGTAGTGAGGAATGCAATCGCCTGTGGGTCAAAATATTTGACTGTAGGGCTAGCCAAGTCCAATGCGGCTTGGGCTTTAGTGGTAGTTACAGTCAAAAACTGAAGGGAAACCGTTGTAGGCTTCTCTGCATCAATTGCTGCTGTAATTGCATAAGCTGGTGTCACTAAGTGGGACATAAAGATCATTCCCGCTAACAGCCCTGCACTTACCTTTTTTAGATTAATCGTTAGATTAATTCTGATATTGAGCATCGCTGCTCCTCTCAGTTGGCGAAAACATCATTACTAATGTTTCTGTCATGTACTAGCAAACCAAAGAGTTACAAGCATTGTCAAGTCTAAATGCGCACCTTTAACAAATAATTTATTTTTTTATGTGTAAAATTGTATGAAATCGCATATTTTGGGACATTTACACGGACAACCATTCTGTATTAGATAAATCACACAGAATGGAAATACATTGAGCATTGATGCATGGATTGGCGTAACATCAGCTGAGATTGGTATTTTAGTCGCCGCTGCAGCAGGCGTCAAATGGTTAGTAAAAAAGTATTTATCTGAACTGCGCCCTAACGGTGGTGCATCTATTCATGACCGTATTAATAAAGATATCATCCCTATGCTAAAAGAGCTACGTACTGACCAGCTTAAGATTGGTGAGAAAGTTGCTAAGCTTGAGGGGCGGTTTGAGCAACACGTAGAAGAAGGCGAATAGTGCTACAGTAGTTCTGTGGGGAAGCCCACATAACGAAAGAGAGAGATATGAATAAAGCACTACAAGCAGTTCTAGCTTCATACGGACGTTCTGCAGTTGCAGCTGGCCTAGGTATGTATATGGCAGGGCACACTGATGCAAAGTCAATTGGATTGGCTGCTCTAGGAGCAGTTGCAGGTCCAGCACTTCGTGCGCTTAACCCAAAGGACAGCGCATTCGGTATTGGTGCATCTAAGTAAATAGTTATAAATTAGAGGGCAGGGGCAACCTTGCCCTCTTTTTTCGTCTATACTGATATTCTTATTTTAGGAGGACTACATGTTAAAGTGCGATAACTGCGCTAATCCCGCACAATATACGGCAGCTGATCCTGGAGTTAATCCAGCCCACTACTGCACATCTTGTCTACCACATTGGTTACGTGACCGTGCAGAAGCTGGTCATTTTCCTTTGATGTCACCTATTGAACAAGATAAGTCCGTTAAGAAGAAAACATCTGCGCCTAAGAAGGCTGATGCAGATGAAGATAATTAAACACCAAGCCGTACAGATTCATCCAGTACCAGACCACGTTATGACCCCTCGTGGGCCATTTTCCCCAGAATTACTTGCTGAGCCTGAAATCATTTATGACTATGACCAGGCGTATGGAGAAGATGGTTCAGACTTTAATCAAGGCGCTACGGTTCAGAATAACTTTAAACCCCCTCGTTATTTGCGCTGTAGCGTATGTTTAGTTAGAGTTCTGGAGACGGAAACACAAGACCACATTTGTGAGGGATAATGGTTAGTAAGCGTTCTGAATTAAAGAAGTTAATGGAGCAGGCTCTTCGTGAGACTAGAGACTTTAACTCTACATATGCCTGGGATCAAGAAGCAATTGATTACCAAGATATAGAAATACCTAACGATCCAGACATCACCGCATTTTCATTATTAGCATCTAACGATGTTTTATCTAATAGCTCTAGCACTACAGAAGATGTTGGTTTAATTACTGAGACGGCTCCTACTCAAAAACCTTCTCGCCCCCGCGCTTTAGCAATTGCTTACAACTCAAATACTAAAGTTGTTTACATAGTATTTAGAGATAACACTTGGTGGCAATACAACGACATCGGTACAGATGTGTGGATGGGTTTATCTAGTAGCTCATCTACTAACGACTATTTACCTACTTTAGAAAACGCTTGTTCTTCTCACGGCCCAGCCGAATTAACAGGTATGTCTGCCGCTGCTATGGCACAGATTAGTGGTCTTGCACAGATATCTAGCCGTATACAAAAGAGTTAAAATGAAAACATTCGGACCACTATACGCAGGAACACTACGGTATTACCACAAGAAGCCACTTCCAATAATTGAAGTAGGAACAACTCAAGAAACAGAAATGCCTTACCGCAAAGGTAAATGCTTAGTCTTTAGATGCCCATTTACTACTCCAGGTTTTTACCTAGGTATCTTCTACCATACCCCCGCTATTACGTGGGAAGACGATGAAAAGATTGATGCGCTATTATCTGAGGCTATGAAGTCTAGAGTTGCTTGGAAGCCTGAGGATGGTCTATTTGATGAAACTTTTTAAAAAGTCTACGACTTGGACAAAACCGTTTTCAGAAAAGGTAGCCAAGCGCGTATCTAAAATACCTACTGCTGAATTAGAAATGTGGACTGACCAAGCTATTTATGAAGTTGGTAGATGCCTATCTGGTTATCAAAAGTCGCGGGATGAAGCTTATTTAACTGAGGCTAGGCAAGGTGCAGAAGCTCTACACGCGGTTGTAGAGGAGTTATATAAACGCATGACACGCCCACCGCTGTAAGTGGATTTGTCTACATTTTTGTTATACTATTCCCGCCTCTCTTCTCTCCCCGTAGTGGCAACAACTAGCCTGGGTTTAACGACTCAGGCTTATTGTTTTAACTTAGACTAGGGACTAATATGGAGAATTTATTAGAAGACGATGAAGAAGAGTTTTTTCCCGATGAGGTTGAAGGCGAAGAACTTCCACCAGAAGACGAGGAAATAGAACTTGATGAACTCTCTGCAGAGTTTGTAAAGAAAATCGTTGACCGCTGTATTCAATTTCAAACAGCGTTAGTAGGCCATGAGCTTCACCCGTATCAAATGCCACTTGCTCGTCGCATTATTGAATCTGTACTAATTAACGATGGTGAAGAAATCACAGCCCTTGCCGCTCGTCAGTCAGGTAAGTCAGAGACTATTGCTAATACTGTAGCTACATTGATGGTGCTATTACCGCGCCTTGCAAAAATGTATCCAGACCTATTAGGTAAGTTCTCTAACGGCATTTGGATTGGTATGTTTGCTCCAGTTGAAGGTCAGGTAGAAACTCTATTTGGTAGAACTGTTAACCGTCTTACTTCTGAGCGCGCATTAGAAATTCTCGGTGACCCTGAGATTGATGACTCCCTTGGTAGAGTTCCAGGAGTTACACGCCAAATTAAACTAAAGAACTCTGGCTCATCTCTTATGATGATGACCGCTAACCCACGGGCAAAGATTGAATCTAAGTCTTTCCATCTCATTGTTATTGACGAGTGCCAAGAAGCAGATGACTTTGTAGTTTCTAAATCTATCTCTCCTATGTTGGCATACTACTCAGGAACCATGGTTAAAACTGGTACCCCAACCACACATAAGAACAACTTTTATAAATCAATTCAACTAAATAAGCGCCGTCAAACTACCCGTGGTAAACGGCAAAATCACTTTGAATGGGACTGGCGTGATGTAGCAAAATGCAACGCTAATTACGCAAAGTTCATTAAGAAAGAAATGCTGCGCATCGGTGAAGAGTCTGATGAGTTCCAGATGTCATATTGCTGTAAGTGGCTTCTTGAACGCGGTATGTTCGTTACATCCAACATTATGGATAAACTTGGAGATACATCTCAAGAGATTGTCCGTGCTTGGCACCGTACACCTGTTGTTGTAGGTATTGACCCAGCGCGTAAGATTGACTCTACTGTTGTAACTGTAGTGTGGGTGGACTGGGATAGACCAGACGAGTTTGGATACTTTGACCACCGCATTCTCAACTGGCTTGAGATTCAAGGTGATGACTGGGAAGACCAGTACTTCCAGATTACTAAGTTTTTAGAAAACTACGATGTTATGTATGTTGGCATTGATGCTAACGGTGTTGGTGATGCAGTAGCCCAACGTATGAAACTTCTTCTTCCAAGAGCAGAGGTTATTGCTGTTGGTAGTAGTCAACCTGAACAGTCAAAGCGTTGGAAGCATCTTAAAGCGCTTATTGATAGAGAGATGGTTGGTTGGCCTGCACACGCTAAGACTCGTCGTACTAGAACATGGAAGCGCTTCTACCAGCAGATGACTGACCTAGAGACCAAATTCACTGGACCTAACTTCTTGGCTAAGGCCCCTGACGAAGCCCATGCCCACGACGATTATGCCGATAGCTTGGCTATTGCTTGTTCTTTGACTATGGAAATGACTATGCCTCAGATAGAAGTATCCTCATCTCCATTTTTTAGATAGTTATCCGTTTAGGCTGAAATTTGACTCAAGACAGGTCAAACTTTTACATGAAGTACTTCAAACTTTAGGAGTTATAAATGACAATCGCACCAGACCCAAAGTTCCCAG